GAGGAAGGTTCCAAAATCTTTTCCTCCGTTGGACGACAAAACGCCTGGGACATTTTCCCACACAATCCACTTGGGACGGCGTTTATCAGCGATTGAAAGAAATGTAAGCATGAGGTTTCCTCTTGGGTCAGCAAGACCTTTGCGAAGTCCTGCAACGGAGAAGGATTGGCACGGAGTTCCTCCGACCAAAAGGTCAATTGGTTGTTCATTGAATTGTTGGAATTGGTTAAGTTGAGTCATATCCCCAAGGTTGGGGACATCGGGGAAACGGTACTTGAGGACTGCACTTGGGAAATGCTCAATCTCGGAGAACCATTGAGCCTCCCATCCAAGGGAGTGCCAAGCAACGGATGCGGCTTCAATGCCCGAACAAACGGAACCGTACCTCATGCGTTTTTGGCTTGGAGGATGCGACCGAGCAGGGTCCAGTTAACGGACCACGCCTTGATGGTTTCGGAGCGGTCGGGGCGGGAGCAAGACACGCACTCCTTGCGGATGTGGATTTGCCAGCGGCGGAAATCGGTGGGGGTTGGTTTCATGGGTTTTGGTTTAGGTTCAGCAAACATATACACAAGTTAGCAACATTCAGCCAACACTTGTTGGAAATCTTCTACCGAGCGGATGACTACATACCTGTAGCCAACTGCCTCCACGACCCCCTGCCACCATTTCTGCGAGAGGGACTGCTTGCCCTTGGGTGTTTTAAATTCAAGAAATACCGCTCCTTTCGGGGATAGGTAGGTCATGTCAGCAACGCCAGCGGTCAGCCCGATGCCTTTGAGGAAGAACCCGTTGGAACGGGAGCGGGGGTTGTTGAGGTTGAGGAATAGCAGCCCCTGCTCGTTGGGTCGCATAAGGGCAAACAACTTGACGCAGGCGGCTTGCAAATTATATTCGTCCATCATAGCGAATTGGGTGGGTACTCGTTGGCTTTGGTATAGGGAAGGTGGCATTGGATATTTGCGATGCCGAGGGAACCGTTGCGGTTCTTGCGTACGATGACCTCCATGAGGTCCGCTGGCTGGCTCCTGTCGTGTTCGTACGGTCGGTAAACAAAACCGATTTTGTCAGCGTCAAACTCCAACTGCCCCGTTTCCCGAAGGTCGGACATTATCGGCCGATGGTCGCTGCGTCCTTCCGTTGCACGGGATAGGGACGACACGACAACCCCGAACACCTTCTGCCGTTTGCAAATGGCTTTAAGGGTTTTGGAAATGTTGGTCATCTGCTCAATTTTCGGCTTAGCCTTGTCAATCTTGGTTGGCTCAACCAGTTGCAGGTAGTCCAAGTAGAATCCGCAAATCCCGTACTTGGTTTTCAGTTTAGCGATTTCGCCTTCAATGCGGTCAAGGTTGGCTTGGTGCAAGTCTACGATGTAGAGCGGTTTGGACTTTAGGAGGTCCGCTTTTTGACCCAAGTCCATGAAATCTTTTGTGCTAATTCTCTCCGTGGGGTTTAGAAAGTGCGCCCCATCCATGGTGGCGAGGTTGGAAAGCATCCTCTGGGTCAGTTGCTCCGCTGACATTTCCAGCGTAAAGAACACGACGGGAATGTCGGCCATGGCTTGGTTCATTGCGATTTGCAGGGCCAAGAGCGTCTTGCCCATTGCGGGCCGACCGCCAAGGAGAATGAACTCGGTAGGCTTGAATCCCGTCAGCATTCGGTCCATTGGGCTGATGTAAGTGGGAAATATTGAATCCTTGCGTCTGCCTTCCCTGACCTCGTTCATGTTCATGAGGTAGGTCTTGGCCAGTTCGTGGGCGGTCGTTTCGGTGGCGTTGGTTTCCACGGCTTGCATGGATTGATAGCGGGCGAAGGCTTTGGGAATGTCCCTGTCATGGGCCAACTCGTCCATGATGCGCTGCTCTTCCCGTTGCTTCCATGCTTCGTTGAGGTCGGAGGCGTACACCTTCCAATCGGAGGTCAGCGTGTTCCCGTCAAGGATGTCCACAAATTCAGCGATGACATGGGCTTGCCCGTTGTCAATGAGGTGCTTGTGAACGGCTACCAGGTCCACAGGTCGCTCCGCTCGGTGGAGGGATTCAATCGCCCGATATACGAGGACATGGTTCCCCGTGAATAGGCGTTCGGGGATTTGCAGGAGCAGGACCGCTCGGTTGGTAAACTGGTCCATGAGGCAGGACAGGAGCCTGCGTTCAGCGGTAAGATGGTAAGGGTTCATCGTCGGTTTGGTTTAGTGGGTTGAAGGTAGCATTGCGGGGAATTACTTGATCCTCCCATCGGCCTTGGTTGAGGTAGGTGGCCGCATGGGGTACGAATTGCACGGGGGTTTCGGAGTAAAGGCGGGCGATGTTGTTGATGGCTGCCTGCTGGTCTTCGTCCTTCAACTTGGCGAAGGCTTTGGATGCGGACTGCTTGGAGGTCTTGCGGGGGTAGAGGGTCCAAAATTGGTCAAACAAAATACTGCTATCCCTCTTGGGCTTTGCCATTACCCCTTCCTCCTTTGCATTATCATTCTCCTTTTCATTATCATTCCCATTATCATTACTCATTAGGTTATGGGGTGGTTCGGGGGTGGTTAGGTCTTGGTTAGCCTTTGGTTTCCCGCCCTTGCAACCGTTCTCGTATTTCCGCTGATTAGCATCCAGTTGCGGTTTTATGGATTCCCACACGGCCCGAACATACCTGCTCATTTCGGGTTCGTGTTGGTCAAGCCCGTACTGCACGATGGCTTGGAATAGTTCCAACTGCTCAACTGGGTCAAGGTGTTGGATGCTCTTGAGGAATGAGCGGTAGAAGATGAATGAATCTCTCATAGGAGGTAAAAAAAAACCCTGACTGATTGCAGCAGCCAGGGCAGGGGTTAGAGAATGAACCCTTTATCGGTAGCACCATTTGGCTGCAATTTCAAATGGGCTATAGTAGTAAATGTAATCTTCGGGCAAAGATACACTAAAACGGCATATCTCCAGCCTGTGGTTCAAATGCGTTGGCGGGACGGGATTCGTTCATCGGCTCAACTTTGCCGCTCAAGAACTTCTTGCCGCTCTGCCCTTCCTTGACCCATGCGGATAGCCGCATCTTCGTTCCGTCGGGTAGGATGATGTCGCCCCTGTAATCGGGACGCTTCGGATTGTCGCCCTTGTCATTAGAGAAAAGCGTGAAGGTGTTGGGTTGGGGTTGATAGTTGCTCATGGGTTTTGGATTGGGTTTTGATTGGGTTGAATTGAATATTTGCAGGTTTCTTTTGTGAGCCATTTAGAGGCCCGTAAATCGCTTAAAATTCGGTGAGTGGTACGGATGTTTATCCCGATGGCTTTGGAGAGTTCTGCAGCCTTGTATGGCCTTGTAGCGAGCAACTGCATCGCTTGGATGAGGGCTTGGCTCCTTGTCATCTTAACTGGCTTTAAAAGTTACAGCGATGCTTGGTTTTGTCCCTTTGGCGGGACATACGGGGACCGCTTCGCCCGTGGATTCGTCGTACACCGTTGCCTTGCCAGCATTGCGGAATGCCATCTTTAACAGTTCTTCACGGGCTTTCATGCTTGCCTGCAAGTCGCTCCACACTTGGTCGTGCTGGTAGTCGGGCGTGAGTGCCCCCTCCTTGACTTGGATTTCTGCACCGAAGGCGGAGAAGGTCTTGCCGTGCTTTTCGGCCTCGTCACGGACGATGTCCTCGGTGGCTTTCAGGACTTGCTCCAAGGCTTTGACGACCGCCTTTAAGCGTACATGGGCGGCGATGGGGTTGACCTCGCCCTCCTGTATTCGGAGGATGAGGCCAGCGGCGATGTCGGCGATGTCAGCCTTGCTGATGTCGCTCTTGGGAATGGTGACTAAATGGTTCATGGATTTGTCACTGGGCGGGTTTGGAATAGGTTAACAAGCGTGCGGACATTGCCATCCCAAATTTCTTTGGGCAGGTGCATGGATAGGTTCCACATCTCTTTTTGGGTGAGGTCTTGGAACCAGTCCTTTTGTTGCAGGACTTGTAGCAACTCGTTGATGGTGGTGGAATACTGCTCGCGGTCGTTCATCAATGCAACGAATGCGTCAGCGTTAAGGCGGGATAGTAGATTGTTCATGGTTTATTTTTTAGAGAGTTGGTTTTGGATGAATTGGATGCCCTTCTCAAATCGGGCGGGGGTCATTTGGTCCAGGTCTTTCATATACCGCTCCTGTTGCTCGGCGGGGAGTTTCTGCACCAACTTGAGGAAGTCGGCTTTGAGGGTTGCGGCGGTGAGGTCGTCGTAGGCGGGAACCAATCCGAGTTTGTCGTTGAGGTCGTTAAGGTTCTCCTGCTTGGCGATGGCCATGCTGACCTCGTTAGCGGATGCGATTGATGTTTCAATCCCGATACCAAGGGCGGCCAAGGCACGGCCAAAGGCAGAGGTTTCGCAGTTTTCTACATAGGATGTCTTGTTTATCATAGACGAGGTGCGGTCCTCATGGGCGTGGCCCGTGGCTCGGATGCGGCCATCGGCATCCCGAATCATTGCCTTGATGCAGCAGCGGTCGGGTTGCAGGTCAACGAGGTCGGATTCAATGGACCAACCTGCATAGGCTGGCTCGTTGCGGAAGAACAGGAGGCGTTGGTTGACTTCAACATAGTCCTTGCCTTTGATGTTGGTGGTTTTAAACTTGTGCATGGTTGGTGGGTTTAGAGGGTGATGATTGCTAGAACGAATCTGCCGAAAAATGCGAGGCCGAGGCATGCGGTCAGCACGATGTAGCCCGTCGCAACGGCGGCTTTGAGTTTGGTTTTGGTTTCGTGGGTCATGGTTTTGGGGTTAGTTGCTGAACATATTTTCAATCATAACGCCATTCTTAAAAATCCAATGGCCTCGGACATCGGTGTCTTCTTCGTACACATGGACTTCGTAAAAGTTCTTCAATAGTTTGGCCATTGAAAATGCTCTCGCCTTGCTCTTTGGGGTTACAAGGGTGTATTGGTCGCCTCCGCAGGTTTCTTTGGACACGGGGTCAGTCGCTGATTCTACAACGACGACGGGGTACTTTTTGATGGTTTGTGGCATGGTTGGTGGTTTAGTGTCCGACAAAGTTACAACGCCTCTACCCTTTTGCGACCATTGTAGTCATTTTTCTTTTGGAGCATTTACACCCGATGCGGTATAAGATTTTCAAAACTCTCTGTTTTGGGCATATTTCTGCGCTATCGGGTATAAATTTGCGGTATGACCTACCACTCTACCCGACCCGCCAAAGCCCTCACGAACGCCTTGGAGCGGCTGATGATTGCGGTATCCCCCCAAGACCTGGAGCAGAACCACGCCCTCCTGTGCGAGTACCGCAGGGCTTGCGAACTGCTTGGGTACGACCCCGCCAAAGCCCAATGGGCAGGTATTCACGAAGTTTCTGCCTCCCAGTTACCCGCCGATCAGGATCATACCGTCTGCTACTACCCCCTCCTTAACCCCGAAGAATAACCATGCGCCAAATAACCCACCTCGTCGTGCATTGCACCGCCACCCCGAAGAACACAACCATCGCATCCATCCGCAAACATTGGAAGGAGGGATTGGGCTGGAAGGCCGTGGGGTATCACAAAATCATTGAACCCAACGGGAACATCACGACCTTGGCCACCGACGACAAGGTGACCAACGGGGTTGCAGGACACAACGCAACGAGCCTGCATGTGTCGTATATCGGGGGGAAGGACACGGATGACCGCACCATACAGCAACGCCAAGCCATCGCAGGGGTGCTGCTCTCTTGGTTGCAGAAGTACCCCAAGGCCCGCATTTGTGGCCATCGGGACTTCCCAGGTGTAGCCAAGGAATGCCCGCAGTTTAATGCGGAGAAAGAGTACGGTTACCTGTACTTGACCGCCAACGATACGCAGGAGGGATAGTTTGCGGAAGGTAGCGGAATCCGCTACTTTAGGCGTACGATTTCTTCGTACAGGTCAATACAACCTATCCGCAGGAGTGAAGGTGGCGTGGAGTTGCAACTCTGGTCCCTTGTTGTCCTTGCTGGCGTTCCTGCTGGTTTCAAGTTTCATCCAATATCCGCCCAAAGGCTTCGGGCCTCGGCCTCGTTCAGTGTGAAAGCCCATGTAGCCCCCGTCCCATTCCTCCTTGTAAGTCGCCGTACGCAGTTGGTGAATAGGTTTCTGAAGGAGCGTCTTCGTGGAGCGGTCATAGCGGTGAATCATGTTTTGGTGGTAGTAGAGTTCATGGACATGGCCCATCCAAGTCAGGTCGTAGCCTTCGGTGCTTGCGAGTAACCGTTGGTCATGAATTACTCCACGGCTGACGGGGCCTCCCCCCCCTGCCCCATGAAAATAATGCACTACGAAGTTCACGCCACGGATTGCATCGTGCAGCACTCGGATGTCTATAGTGCCGCCGTAGCCACCGACCTCAACCGCTGACCCTGTGGCGTAGTTCAAGGTGCTGGCGAAGCGTTGCAGGATATCGGTTTCTTGGTGGTGGATGATGGATGTTTCGTGGTTCCCGTAGCCGACCAGCAACAGGTTCTTGGCGTAGGGTGCAAACCATTCCACGGCGGTGTTGACGATGGAGTCCAAGTAGCGGGCATTGTTGTGTTCTTCACGGATGTCTTCCTTGCTCCGTCTTGGGTCGCCCTTGCCTTGCATCAAACAAAAAAAGTCACCGTTGACGATGACTCCTGCGTTGCGCCGTTGGGCTTCCTTTAGGTGGTTGGTCAGCAGCCCCCTATCGCAGTGGGGGTTGTCCCAATGCAGGTCGGAAATAAGTAAAAACTCCTGCCCCGATTGGCAGGTAATGTCGTGGATGTTGCGGTGGTGTTTGGTTAGTGGCAGAATCATTGCATGGCTTTTAGTGTTGCGTTTTCGGATTCAAGCAAATGGATGGTACTTTCCAATGATTCAATCCGTTGACGCAAAACTAACAACTCATTGCGTAATTCAGTCAACTCTTTGTTTTGTGCTTCGGCAGTCGCCTGCCACATAGCCAGCACCGCTTGGGCTTGCTTGACCTGCAAACTATCGGCCGTGAAGCGTCCCCTCGTTAGCCAAGCAATAGCACCGCCAACGATTGCGCTGATGGTGCCGATGATAGTGGTTTCAATAAGGTTCACCCTGTGGCTACTTGCTCGGTTCGCCCTTTGATTTATCCAACGCCATCCAACCCACTGATAATAGGGTCAATACCGAACCAATGATTTCGGTGAGGGTTGCGGTGTCAAGGATACCTTTGGCGACGAGCGTGCCGCCGATGAAGGTGAGCAAGTGACGGAGCAGAGCGATGACGGCTGATTTCATAAGGGGGAGTTTTGGTTGGTCGGGGTTACGGCGAAATAGGCCCATGGTTGTAAATGTTTTTATTTGGAAGGTGTTGCAAATTCTTGGAAATCTGCGGTGTATTGTTCTTCCCACCCGCTGAACGAATGCACTCCGCACGGGGCGGGCCACACCACGAATGCGGCCAAGGGTTCGGGGCAGGTGTCGTGGAATAGTATGTCCACCGCAAATTCGGGGCGGGTCTTGAGGCAGTTTCCTTCCGCATCGGTAGCGGCGCAGAGGTGTCCGAGCGGCACAGCGAAGTCCAGCGGTTGCAGGGATTCCCCCAAAAGTTTCTCGGCGGTGGCCCCGTCGGGGAAGGCGAACTTGCGGAAGGTGGGCATTACAATGTGGTCAGCGTTGCGAGTTCGGCGTTGGTGAGGCGAGTGGTGTAGAGGGCAACGGCACGGATGCGGTCGGTCAAAGATAGAGTACCAGGTGCATCAGGTCTTGAACCCAAAACCATAGTTTTGCAAGCGGGCATATTAACTACCGTGCCAGTAACAGGAGTTCCACCATCAATGCAAATGGCGGAATTACCTGTGCCTGCTCCGTAAGCAATAGCGACTTTGTGATAACCCTCTGACCAATTTGCTGCCGCAATACTTAAGTCAACAGTCGACCCTGAATTGCGGATTTTTGCATTTAAATTACCATTAGATTGTACTTGCAAATAGATTGCATCACCAATTCCTGTGTTCATTATCGCAACGACAATAGCATCCGAAATTTTTCTAATATATGCTTCCACATAAATCGTCCCCTCCGTCTGCCCGATGGACCCGCTGACCGCTCCGCTTACGGATACCACATCTGCGCTTCGGCTTCCCGTGCCTGCGGTGGTGGGGATGTAAGACGTGGCCACCGAGCCTGTTTCAAGTTGTGCGCCCCATAGGTAAAGAGATGCACTATTAGCAGTACCCTGCGCACCACGAAGCCTAAAGCCAAAAGAATAATTCTGAGTGATTGATGGGGTTTGCGTTAGAGTAATTCTCACCCAATCAGCCGTAAGTGTATAACTCTGATAACTCACATATCCTACTTGTATAACTTTCCCAACATCAGCCTGTGTTGCAGCCTTTAACCAAACGCTACCCGCATATATTTGACCGCTGCTTAATGTGTTATTTTGATATATCCAAGAAATATCTGATAATGTATTTCCCGAATTTAGAGATAAATCTATTTTGTCAGCAGTTTGGTTTCCATCAGGCGAAACAGCATTGTTTGCAGTTATTACAGGGAGCAAACCCGTACCGCCCGAAGAACCGACCCAAGTTCCGCTGACATTAAACGCTTCACTCTGCAACGCCAAATTCGTCGCCGCAGGCTCCACGAGCAACGCGGGACACCCCGCCGTTCCGCCGCTGGTGAAGTAGTCCAAGCGGGGGATTCCCGATGCAACGGATTCAATCAACCCCGCAGAGTTGAACCTCGTCGCAGTCGTGTTGCGGGTAACGGTGAAGTCCCCCGCCCCGCTGGTTGGGATTTGGGAGTATAGTTTCCCCGTCTTGGAACGATAGGGGACGATGAGTAAAGATGGTGCTGCGGGCATTTTAATCTAAATTATAGGTTCGCACTTGGAGGCAGTTTTCAAAAAGGGTTTCTTTGGCGGTGGCTGAATCGGCATCGCAGCGGGTGTTGAACACCGCCCACACCGTATCGGTCCACACGAAGAAATTGTAATCTTGGAAGGTGTCAATGAATCGGGCTTGCAGGCAGTCGTTGCTTGCAGTTTCGGCAGCGGTTGCGCCGTCAGCGGTCGCACGGACATTGTAGGCCGCCCAATAAGGGTTGCCCGAACCGCCAAGAATAAGCGAGCGGGGATAGCCGTATCCGTAGCCGATGAACATCGCTTACAGGAAGGTGTAACCGATTACCGAACCGACGCTTGGAGTTACCGCCGTAATCTTGCCGCCGTTCCTTCCGCTGATGACGATGCCCGCGGACACGGACTTGCCGCTCAAAGCGTAAGCGGTCAGCAGGTTTTCGCCTCCCGTACCCGTCAAGGTCGTAAAGGTTGCGGCGGCGTTCACCACGATAAAGTCGTAATTCTTGCCCGTGACGGCAGCGTCCACGAATTCCATCGTGCCGCCCTGTCCGAGCATTTGTTGTAAGATTGGAGTTGGCATTGCTTGGGGTATTTAGGGTAAATGTATCTTATGAAGGAATTTCACAAATGCTGTGGCTATACGGCAGTTGGAACGACATGGTAGCCACCCACCCCGCCGTGCGGTCGTCACGGCTCTCTACAAACCTCGTAAGGCTGACGCTGGTACTTAGCGTCCACTCTTGCGTCGGGTCGTTTGTGAGCGAGGATATGAAGTCCTGAGCGATTTGCAGTTGGTCGCTCAAAACCTCGTCTTCGTTGTCCTGCCAACCGAGCGTCGGGCTTCCCGAAACCACGCCACCCATCGTGGCAATGGATTCCACTCGGTCAGAAAAATAGACACCCACAGTAAGGTTAAGGCTACCCAAATCCGTACTCGCCGACTGAACATCCGCAAATACCAAAGGATAGACGATTCGCTCACGGCTTGGGGTTCGCAGGTTTATCGTGTTGTCCGTTCCGATTGCAAGCGGGTCGCCCGTCCCGAAGGAGTTTACCTGCGGGTGAGCATTTGCAAGCGCAAGGAGTGCTTGCTTGATTTTTATCCATGACATAAGCCTGTAATTTCAGAATATTTTTTGAGTGCGCTCCCATTGATTTCAGCAGTTGTTGCAGTAGGGGTCATAGGGCCATGGGCGGTCAAGCCCAGCACCACGGCGGAGGGTCCGAGCATCCAAGGCCATCCCCGTGTTGTAGTTCGTGCCGTTGGGGTAGATGGTGTCCAAAGCCGATGGCGGGGAGTTGAAGAGCGGATAGTTGGCCTTCTGCTCCATGAGGTAGCGGGTAATCCTTTCGGAGTACCACTCCGCATCGTTCTTCACTTTGTCGGTGAGGCGGGTGATTTCGTCCATGGACATTTGGGAAGATTCCTCGCTCGTTCTGCGGACCATGCCCTTGTTCATGTACTTAAACGCCAAGACCATCGGGAGTTCGTAGTAAAGCCATTGCACCATAGCGGGTTGGATGTAGTCCTCCAAGAGCGTAGTGTTGAGCGCAGTCGTTGTACCGCTTACCACTTGGGTCACCATTTCCGAGTACAGGGCAGACCCAACGATAGGCTGAATCCGCATCTCTTGAACCTTCACGATGGTTGGCCGTATCTGCGTAAAGGAAACATTCTCGTTTATGACCGAGTTGTCCAGCAGGGTTTGTTCGCTGATAAAGAGTGCCTTCATGCTTTTGAAATTTTGTTGCCCTTACGGATGACGAGTTGCTGCTCCCACACATGGCGGCATTGCGGGCGGTTCACTCCGCTGGCGGTGTGATACCATCCACCACGGCGGTTCCATACGCTATATCCCATGATGTTGGAAATGCCGTTGATGTCGTCCCGTGTGTACACCTTGCCTTGGTCAGCCAAGTCCAGCATGACTTTGCAAAACTCACGGCTGGTCTTCTTATCCTTGTTGCTGAATCCAGCGGCCCAAGAGTATTTGTAGCGGACTTCCAGCACGGGTTCATCCGTTGGCTTGGCTCCTTCCTTGGCAATTTGGTCCACGGCTCTTGCGATGGGGTAACGGTCTTTTGCGATTAGGTAGGCCACACGCTTGGCGACTTTCGCCTTGCTGACCCCGAACTCCTTGGCCATTTCTTCCACGGATGCGTCCCGATTCTTTTTGCGGTACTTTTCGATTTTCTCGTCAAGTTCTTTTTCTTCCTCGCCAAGTTCGGCGAAGGCTTGACGCACTTGGTCGTCCAAGTCGGCATCAAACCGCATTGGCTTACTGTGCATGACAACATAGTCGTCGCTGCTACTCCCAAACTTGCTTGCGACCACCTCCAAGACCTTGAACTCCTCCTCGCCCCATCCGTAGTCCTCGGTGTCCTCTTCGCCCCATTGGGGTTCGCTGAACGCCTGCTCCTGCACTCCGAGCAGGGTGTTCACTTCTTCGGGGGTCAACCCGAATCCAGCGGACAACATCGTGCGGGCCATCTCCAAGGTGATTTTTTCTTGGGCGTAATGGCGGACGATTCGCATGAGGTTTTGGTACTCACGGCCCGATAGTTTCTTGATGTTGTCGTTGCCCATCATGGCGGGGGTTTGCGGTTGCTCGTCGGGTTGGGCGTTCGGTCCGACGACATCCGAAGGCGTGCCAGCGGGGGTCACCAGTCCTTGACCCTCTGCTTTCGCAGGAAGTGATACAAGCGCACGGATTTC